TAACCACTACTGCTGCTCATGATTTCCAAGTAGGAATGGGAGTAAGTTTAGGTACTATTGGATTTACTTGTTCATATGGAAGTAAGACATATCCATATCGAGAACCTTATGTCTTTACAGTGGAGTCAGTTCCTTCTACTACTAGTTTCACAGTTAATCTTGGTATTTCAAGTGTTGCACATACTTATGCGGGTGCGGGAGCAACTGCAGGAACTGCAAAGATAGATGTTGACAGACCTTATGATGGACAGTTAGTATACTTCCATACATTATATGAATCGGTAGAATCCATTGCTGTAACCAATGGCGGTAGTGGATATACATCTACTCCAACTGTTACTCTGGAGGATCCTTCTGGACCTAATGGTGAAACGGCAACTGCATTCGCTACTTTAGATGGAGAGACGATTGATTCTATTACCATTATTAGTAGTGGAAGTCAGTATACTGAAACTCCTGATGTAACTATTAGTGGAGGTGGAGGATCTGGTGGAGCAGCCACTGCTTCTATGTCTCCTATCTATTATACAATAAATAGTTCGACCCCTGTAACATCTGGAATTACTACATTAACCCTTGATACCAATTTGCTTAATGCAGTTGGGGTTGGGTCTACAGCATATTTCTATCAAGCTAGTAAAATTGTTGCTAGTTCTCATACATTTGAATATGTTGGTTCGGGTGATCAAATTGCATCTGCTACACCAAAGCGAGGTGGAGTTACTGTTCAAGCAAATGAAGTTTATACTGCAAATGGTGGTAAGGTTCTTTATACCAGTACGGATCAATCAGGTAACTTCAGAATAGGTGATGACTTACAAATTAACCAAAATACTGGTACAATTAGTGGTAGATCTTTCAGTAAGAGTTTGTTCTCAGAAATGACACCCTTTATCTTAGCACTAAGTTAACATGGCACAATTAGCACTCAATAAATTTCAAACAGAAACATTAGAAGTTACTACTTCCAATCAGACTGCATATACAGCACCTACTGGTTATACTTCTATTGTATTATATGCTCATGTTACAAATGTGACTACTAGTGCAGCTACTTTTACAATGACTCATGTAAGAAGTTCTACTGCTACTGAGATTGTGAAAGATGCATCAGTTCCTCCTTCAGATGCATATATTCCATTAGAAGGAAAACTTGTTTTGGAAACAAGTGATTCTATTAAAATTCAAGGAAGTGCTAATAGTAGTTTGAAACTTATTCTTAGTGTTCTAGAGACTGCAAATGCCTAAATTATTAAGTCAAGCAAATTTCAGTAATATAACAGTTACTAGTTTAACCACTAGTAGCACTTCTCAAGCTGTGTTAGATGTTTTTTCTAAAGAAACATATAGATCAGCAAAATGGCAAATACAAGTAACAAGAGGAAGTACATATCATACTGCAGATTTTTTAGTTGTTCATAATGGAAGTGGAACTTTTAATACAGAGTATGCTATTATAAAAACTAATGATAGTTTGGCAACCTTTGATACTGATATAAGTGGAGATAATGTAAGATTATTAGTTACTCCTGCTTCAGCAAGTTCTACCACTTTTAGGGTAATTAGAACGAGTATTAATACGTAAAATATATAAATATAAGGGTAGAGTTTTATATTTCATGAAAAAGTGTCCTCCAGGTGAATATTATTGTCATGATATGAAGAAATGCAAGAAAATTCCTAGTGGTTACCATGTTGGTGCTAGAGGATATCTTGAACAAGATGATGACAATGGAAAAAAGAATGGTAACGGAAACGGAACCAATGGTAATGGACATTCAAATGGAAATGGCTCTAACGGAAATGGCGGTGGTGTAAGTGAATCCACTCGCATTCCATCTAAAATAGGAAATATAATCGATGTTTATGTTGGCTGGAGAGGAAAAGGGTACATGATAAAAATGTTTTTCCCTTCTGTCAAAAAACCTTCACGCAGAGAAGTACTGGATCAAGTGAGAAAAGTGTATCCTGGTGCTAAGCTCTGGTCTTACCAAGTTTCTAAAAATGACCAAGGAGAACCCCTCTTCCAAATCGGAGGAACAACTTAAGAGTTTAGAAAAAAAAGTAGAAAATTTAGAAAGAATATTAGAACTACAAAGAAGAACAATTGAACACGATAAAAAATTTGGACACTATGAAATGATGTAGGAGGTTATTATGGAAGACATTTATTTAGGCAATCCCCTCTTAAAAAAGGCGAATGTTGCACAAGAATTTACTCAGGAACAAATCCTTGAGTTTATGGCATGTAAGCAAGATCCTGTGTATTTTGCAAAGCAACATGTAAAGATTGTTAGTTTGGATGAAGGTCTTGTTCCATTTGAACCTTATGATTTTCAAGAAAGATTAATTAATAATTTTCATGAGAACAGATTTAATATCTGTAAGATGCCTCGGCAGACAGGTAAGTCTACAACATCAGTATCATACTTATTACATTATGCGGTATTTAATGATAATGTAAATATTGGTATTCTTGCTAACAAAGCAGCAACTGCTAGAGACTTACTAGGTCGTTTACAAACTGCCTATGAGAACTTGCCTAAATGGATGCAGCAGGGTATAATATCCTGGAATAAAGGTTCATTGGAGTTAGAAAATGGCTCAAAAATCTTGGCGGCATCCACGTCGGCTAGTGCTGTTAGGGGTATGTCTTTTAATATCCTTTTTCTTGATGAATTCGCTTTTGTTCCCAACCATATCGCTGAATCTTTCTTTGCTTCTGTTTATCCTACTATTACTAGTGGTAAAAGTACGAAAGTTATAATGGTTTCAACCCCTCACGGGATGAACCATTTTTATAGGTATTGGCACGATGCAGAAAGAGGGAAGAATGAATATATACCAACTGATGTGCATTGGTCAGAAGTTCCTGGTAGGGATGAAGTTTGGAAAGAACAGACTATTGCCAACACATCAGAGCAACAGTTTAAGATTGAGTTTGAGTGTGAGTTCTTAGGATCTGTTGATACTCTTATTGCTCCAAGCAAATTGAGAGCATTAGTATATCAAACTCCAGAAAAAACAAGTGCAGGATTAGATGTTTATGTTGATCCTCAAAAAGGTCATGATTATGCAATTACAGTAGACGTTGCAAGAGGAGTGGGAAAAGATTTCTCTGCGTTTATAGTTGTTGATATTACAGAGTTTCCTCATGCAGTAGTTGCTAAGTATAGGAATAATGAAATCAAACCAATGTTATTCCCAAGTATTATTGAGGAAGTAGGAAAGAGTTATAATGATGCATTTATTTTATGTGAAGTAAATGATATAGGAGATCAGGTAGCATCCATATTAAATTATGATATGGAATATCCAAATTTACTTCAATGTTCTATGAGAGGTAGAGCAGGACAAGTTGTAGGCCAAGGGTTCTCTGGTAAGAAGACTCAACTTGGAGTTAAGATGTCCAAGACAGTTAAGAAGGTTGGTGCTCTTAATTTAAAAACATTAATAGAAGAAAATAAACTTCTCTTTACTGATTATGAAATCATGAGTGAACTTACTACGTTTATTCATAAGAGTAATTCATTTGAAGCAGAAGAAGGATGTAATGATGACCTTGCAATGTGTTTGGTAATATACGCATGGTTAGTTCAATGTGATTACTTCAAAGAACTTACTGATCAGGATGTAAGAAAGAGATTATATGAAGAACAGAAGAATCAGATAGAACAAGACATGGCTCCTTTTGGATTTATGGATGATGGAATGGAGGATGATAGTTTTATTGAAGATGGTGATAGATGGTATAATAATGCTTCTGAATATGGAGAGTCATCCTATATGTGGGAGTATTTGTCCTAATGGAATTAACAGAAGAAAACGTAATGAAGGTTCTTGAAGACCTTATACCTTATATTGAGGCAGATGGTGGATGGTTGGAATTTGTAGAAATAGAACATGAAACTAATTTTGTTAAAGTAAGATTAGGTGGTGCATGTTCTACTTGTGCAATGAGTGCTATTACACTAAAACAAGGTATAGAAAGTAAATTGACGCATGAGATACCTGATTGCTATGGGGTAATTCAAGTATTGTAATGGAATTAGACAAACAAATAAAGTTAGGTCATCTTCTATTGTCAGATAGAAAATGTAGAATTTGTGGTGAAGAAAAGAATCTAGTAGAAAATTTTTATAGGACTCGTAAAGATAGAGGGCCAGTTGCGTCATCATATTCCTATGAATGTAAAGTATGTACAGTAAGAAGAATTGTGGAGAGTAGAAAAAAAGGACTTCCTTTTCCTGAATGGACTTATCCTGATTGGTAATGTTCACGGCATGTTTCCCCACTCAAAATGTTGTAATCAATAAATAATTTCAAGATAAACTGAGAAATTCGGAGAAAAAAAGCATGGCGACTCAGCAAATATCTCCTGGAGTATTAACTAGGGAGGTTGACCTAACAGTAGGTAGAGTTGATAATGTAGTGGCCAATACAGGTGCTATTGCAGGACCGTTTAAAATTGGACCAGTAAATGAAGTAATTGACATTCAAAACGAAGTAGATTTAACAGAATCCTTCGGTAAACCGCTATCTACTGACAGTCAGTATGAGTACTGGATT